CGTGCATTATTTTGGCCTGTTTAAGAACTTGTTCTTCGGTTGGGTTCATCAACACACGGATAATTGCACCGCTTTCAATACAGCCCTGTTCAAGTTCGTTTATAAGCATTGCATAGCCTCTTATCTGCCATTCGTAATTGCTTAATTCTTTGTCATCTTCAAAAAGCTTTAAGCCAGTTGGGTCCCAAACATTCTTTTGGTCAAAGACAAAACGCTTTACCTTCCAATCATAACCAGATGTTTTAAGAAAATCATTTTCTAATTGCTTTTCTTGTGCTTTGCTTGCAAATGGATAGCCTAAGAATTTACCCACTTCCCTAATGCTTCGTTCTTCCAAAAGATTACCTTTCTCAGTGTAACGATTAGTAAAGGTGATGCGATAATCAAAACGATCTTTTATAAATTCATCTTCAATGTAAGACTTTGCACCTTTGCTTAGTTCGGGTACCAATATCCTATCTCGTTTAGCTTCCAATTCTGCAATCTTTTCAAGCTGCTTTGCCGTTGGTGTAGCTTTGCTTAATAAATCGCTGTAATCTCTGTTCTGTGCATCTGTAAGGCCTGCTGCTGATGGCAATGTTGCACCAGTCATAATGCGGCCATAATTTGAACATCTAAATTTCTTGGTTTTCATGTTTCGTTTTTATTAGTTTAGTTTTTCAAATATTCTACTTGCTCCGGGAACAAGTCATAGATTTCAGAAATAGCTTCAACGGTTGTATTGCCATCTGCAATTTCTTGCTTTGCCGCTTCAATTTCATCTTCTGATATCAAAGGCTTTTCTGTACCGGCATCAACATATTCAACCTTCATTCCTTCAGCATCTTTAACAACTGCCTGGTCAGCATCATTTGCCTTTTGCATTTCAATAGATAAGATACCCCATTTTGACAATGTATGTTTCAACACTGTCTTCATTGCCATTGCATCAAAGTCAGACTTCCATGGACCAGAACCAAATGTTTTTGAAAATCTGCGGCCATGCTGCTCGCATTGGTCTTTTGTCCAGTATACAGTCTTTTCAAATCCGTTGTTGAGTCTAAAAAATGCACAGTAACCGATAACAACACCTGAAGGTGATAAGTTGAAATCTGCATTCAATTCTTCTGTAAGCGTATTAAAAGATTTGAACTGATTCTCATACACTTTAATAACATTGATGCGCTGATACTGCCCTGTACGCTGTGCAAGCTGTACATATCCTTTCCAACCCATTTGGAACTGTGCATCTTTGCCGTAGGGAACAATATAAGCAAAGCCAAGATTTTGATTGATTGGTAAATCAAGTGTTGCCGCTATCATTGCAGCATTGTAAATAGTCATTGCATCCGCTTTGGCAAGCAGTGCATTGTTGTTTGTAATTTGAAGAACTGAAGTAATAAAGCCTGTTGCTTTCTTGCCAAGCATTGCTTCAATTTTTGATTTTACGCTATCCTTTTCAAAGATAGTCTTCACTGTTAGTTGCTGATTTGACATAATTAAATTTTTAAATGTGAATAATATATTGCAAATATAACATTATTCTGTTATGTTTGTACTATTATTTAAATAATTTATAAAAAAAATGTTAAACAATGGAAACATACAACAAAATCAAAGAAAGGGCAAAGCGTTCTGGTATTAGTTTAGTGCAGCTTTGTAACCAGGTAGGTATCTCACGTGAAACCCTTGAAAATTGGAAGGAAAAAGAACCTAAGACTTTGGTTATACTGCAAAAGATAAACAAGGCACTTGAAGAAGCTGAAGAGAAAAAATTTATAACCATGGTAAATAAATATAATGATGAAAGTAAAATGGACTGATAAAGAAATAGATCTATTGAAAGAACTTTACCCGGTTACTTGCCAAACTGATTTAATAAAAATCTTCAAAAGGTCTTCTTCATCAATTTATGGCAAAGTCGAAATGTTAGGATTAAAAAAATCTGCTGAGTACATGGCCGAAATAAAGAAAGTATTTTTATCCAACCTTATTGAAGGTGGCAAAAAAACAAGGTTCGGAATAACTGAAAGTTGGAACAAAGGAACAAAGGGTATAATGAAAGCCAATTCAGGTACTTTTAAGAAAGGAAATTTGCCACATAACACCAGGCAAAAGGGTGATGAATCTTTTGATAAAGACAATCACATTCTTGTTAAAATTGATCACAAGTACTGGGTGAAAAAACACTTTCTTCTTTGGGAATCGGTTAATGGAAAGATACCAAAGGGTATGGTCCTTAGATTTATCAATGGCAATCCTCACGATGTAAGGATTGAAAACTTAGAATTGATAACCAAAGCAGATAATATGCTTAAAAATGCACTGCACAAATATCCTTCAGAGCTAAAGCAAACAATCAAATTATTTAACAAACTAAAAAAACGAATCAGTGAAAAACAAAATAGAAAATCTTAGAAACTTGCTATTCATCCAGCTTGAAAGACTTAACGATGAAGATTGTGATGTTCAAAAAGAAACAGAAAGAGCTGCAGCAATTGCTCAAATTGCTTCAGTCATCGTGCAAAGTGCAAAGGTGGAAATTGATTTCCTAAAAATGAACGGCAATGAAGGTAATGGCACCGGGTTTATTCCAATTGATTCACCTAAAGATTAAAAAGAAAAGCCGCTGTATTATGTACAGCGGCTTTTTTATTATGAAAACAAATCAACATCACCTGATCTAAACATACATAATCCTATAAATACATTTCTATGATTACGTAAATTACCTATTATCATTCTATTATATTGATTGGTATTATAATATTCAGGAACTACACCATTTTTTTCTAATCCTACAAAAAAATGATGTTCGTTATAACTTAAATCTCTATAACCTTGCTTTGTTTCATTAGTCGGATACAAAATTCTAATATCTTTGTATAGTTTATTGCTGTAGCTTTTGCCTTTTAAACTTTCTTTTTTTGAATACTCAGTACCTTCAAATAAATCAAACTGCGAATCGTTTACATAGCTTTTAGATGTTACAACCATAATTTTTTTATCTGTAATATCAATTACTCCCATTGATAAATGATTTAAGTTTAAAATATCAATCGTAGTAAGTTTTATTTTATTGAGAATCATTTGTGTTTGCTCCTTTTTGAATAATCCGACCTGCTTAATATTTAATGGTCTAAAACTATTTTCACGTCGGCAAGTCATTGGTTCAACTTCAACTTCATATACACCATGCTTTTGCATCTTATACATTTCAACTGGATACATTCTTGTAAGTTCATATGTATCTAAGTTAATACCAATAGTACAATGAAATGTACCTTTTAACTTATTGTTATGCTCCCATTGCGCAATGGCAACCTGTAAGAATCTAATTTTCATCTGCCAGTTGTTTTAAGTGATCACCATGACATCTAAGCGGTGCGCAATGGCAGCCTAATACCTTACCTTTTAAATCAGCAACTTTATTATGTAGGCTTCTTTTGTGTTTGAAATATTCAATATAGCCATTACATACCTGGTCACGATTACCATCAGAATCTAAAAAAAACGGATTACCAAATTCAGAATATCTGTCTATCTGTTTGTAAATGCCTTTGTCTTTAGCGTACTTCAAAACATGAAAATGCGTATTCATATTTATTACAACCGTTTCACCGTTTGCAATTTTATTTAACATATCCTGCTCAATATCAGATATTGGATTTGCCTGCGTTTTTTGCTCAATTCGCTCTTCAATCTTTGCTTTGAAATCCTGAGCTTTTTGTTCTTTTATTTCTTTATAGGCCTGATTGATGCTAATCTCACCGCTTAATAGTTTTTCTTTTACGGCCTCTTCCGCTTTGGCTTCAATTACTTTAACCTTGGCTATGGTATCGTGGCCGACATTTGCAAGTTTAGAAATCGTTTTAATAGTTTTTTCAGATGGTTCTGATATCAGAACCTTCTCACCAGTACTTCTAAAATGCGATATTTTTTCTGCTTTACTTTCCTTTGCTTTTTCACTAAACACACTTTCCAATTCCAAAGCCAATACACTTCTTTGATAGTTACTTAAATTCCTTCTACCAAATTGATTTTTGATCATCCATTCCCGCACATCGTTTTCACTATCAAAAACCTTTGCTTCTGTCTTAAATTCAAGGCCCCAGTCCGTTGCTATCTTGTACCGGTTATGACCGTCAATAATAAAGCCGTTCCATGTCACAATAGCGTCACGAATACCTTCATCGAGGCAATTAGTTTCAAGCTGTTTAAATTCCTCAGCCGTTAGTGGTGGTATCAGCTTTTTAAATTCTTCTTTAATTATTAAATCAAACATAGGTACATATATTAAAAGCTAAAGCCTCACACTCTGTTAGGACTTCACTTCTAACATTGCGCAAGGCTTTTAAATCTTTTTAGTTCTTATTGTGAAGTCGAACTATTATACAAATGTAGTAAATACTTTTTACAATTATTTGAATTTATAAAATTAAGTTTTATATTTGTGTTCAGGATTTTGTTTTGTGTCGCAGTAAAGCAAAGTTCATTAAAAATATACTCACATAACCCATTTGCATTTCAAAGGAGCCTGCGACCTTCTGCGATTTGCGATGGGTTTTTTTATTTTTACGATATGCCATTCATTATAATACCAGATATGGTTAAGAAGGCAAAAAAGTTAAATCCTAATGCAAAGTTGCTTTATGGAGATATACTTTCATTGTCACAGCAAAGCGGTTTTTGTTTTGCCAACAATAAACATTTGGCCAAAATTTACGAATTTACAGAAAGAACTATATCAAAATTGATCAGCGAACTTTTAGAATTTGGGTTAATTGAAATCAAAAATAGAACTGGAGATTATGGAACTGGTAGAGCAATTGTTCCACTTGTTACGGTCGAAAATGAACAAACGTTCCAACAGGGTAGAGAGAACGTTCCACGAACGAACGTTCTACCCCCCACGAACGAACGTTCCAATAAGGTAGAACAAACGTTCCAACAAGGTAGAACGATTGAGCAGGAAACCACGAACGAACGTTCTACCATAATATATAATATAAAAGATAAGTTAAAAGATAAAGAAAATATAATAGTAAAAGAAGTAAGCGAAAAACAAGTTTTCGCACCTACCCCAAAAATTGAAATTGAAGATTTGAAATTTTATTTTGAAACAACACAGGTTTGTGAACTGCTTACTGAAAGAACCGGGGCAAAATATCATTTTCCAAAAACTTCTGACAAATTTAAAAAATATGGTCCTTACAAATTTATTAAATCACTTTTGGAAGATGGCCGAACTTTAGAAGATATTTTTTTAGTTATTGAATGTAAGTGCAGAGATTGGTTATCTGATGCAAAGATGTGTAGCTATTTAACACCAGCAACACTTCTTAAAAAATCAAATTTTGAAAAATATTTAATCGGTTCACAAATTAAAACCTCAAACAATGTCAACAATGGAAATAATGAAAGAGAAAAATTTGCGGATTTTATTAAGCAAGTTCAAAATTTCGACCTATAGCGATTTGTCAGTTAATGAAAGCAGAGCAAATTTGATAATAAATGGCTATCATGCACCAGTGCGAGAAATGTCAAAAGAAGATATTGCTCAAAAGGTTTCTGCAATGATTGCGCTTTGTGCAAAACTTTACTGCGGCATGAAAGATGGAATAGGAACAATACCGGAAACAATACAAGAATGCACCAGGCTTGTTTATAAAAAGTTTAATTCAATGGGCATCCATGAAATTAGGGAAGCATTCTTGATGGCATCAGCTAACGAGTTTGAAGGGGTTACCTTGACAGCTTACTATGGTACCTTTACTGTTGCTATGCTTGGTGATATTCTTTCTGCTTATTCAAAGTATAGAAACAAAATTATATCAAAGTTTTTATACTTAAAACAAAATCATGAAAAGCAAATTGTAATTGATCAGCAACGTGAACAGAAGAACAAAGAAGCAAGGGAAAAAATTAAAACCGATATTGAAGCGGAAATTATTGCAGTTCAAACTGGTTCAAAACAACTTTGGGAAAATTGGAATGATGTACCAGCATATTATTCAAAAATTGCTATTGATAACAACTTTATACAAATATCTGATGAATTTAAAGCTAAGGTTTGGGCAAAGTCAAAACAGATTGCAACTTCAGAACTAATAGAAACATCACAAGACCTTTCCAATTTTATTGAAGCAAAGGTTGCAAAAAATGCTTTGATGAATTTGATTGAATCGCAAACTTACAAAGATTCTTCAGTTAGAATTTATTCTAAATTGATTATCTTTGAATACGTAAAAGCGCATAAATTATGATAATATTTATTCAAGGAAATTATTACAGGTGTCTAAACTTACCTGGTCTTGTCGAACTAATAAAAATTGAAGGTGAAAATGCTTTTGTTTTGCACAGGGGTATTTCACTAAAAGTTAAATTATCTAAGCTTTCTAAAATGTAAAAAATGGAAGTAATAAAATTGATTCAATACATTGGTATAGATCCATCATTTAGAAAGAAAGGTTTTGCCATCTGCATAATTGGTGGCGGTGAGGCTGACTTCAAAATATTTGATGGCTTTATTCAGTTTGCTGCATGGATTAAGATTTTGAAAGAAAGCAATAAAATGTTTCCAGATGTTAGGCTAACCTTTAATTTTTGCATTGAAAATAGCAACCTAACAAATGCCACATTTGACATGAGAGGAAGTAAGCAGCTAATAGCAAAGGTTAGTCGGGATGCTGGAAAGAATCAAGCCATCAGCCAAATTACTGTTGATTATTGCCGATTGATGTTTGATGCCGAAAATGTAACCGAACTTTCACCACTGCAGAAAGGTAACAAGATTGAAAATGATGTGATCTTCAGGGCCATTGCTAAGGATGCAGGAATAGTATTGACAAACTACAAAGGCCAGGTAGGTGAGCAAGATAAGCGTGATGCTTTTATGATGGCTTTAAAAATCTACAAATAAACTTGCAATTTTAAATTATAAAGTTTATATTTGAGTTCAATTGATGGCATAATTTACTGCTCAGTTGGGGAGCTGGGCAGTTTTAAAAGAATAATGATAAGTACTTGCATACTTTTGATTTCACTTTTGGTTTTTAGATTAGAATAAAATTGTTTCGTTCCTGCTGTCGAAAGATGGCAGGTTTTTTTTGTGCATAAAAAAAGCCCTAATTAAAGGGCTTGATGTTAAACTATTCCTGCTTGTCTATTTACCGATTGGTAAACCAGCTTTTTGCATTCTGATAAATACCAATCTTGTTGTTCAGGATGTACCATTGCGACCATCGCCATAAGTTCAGCAATACTTGCAACTGAATCAAAAAAATGATTGTCTAACCTGTTCTTATCTTCTTTGCTACTCTTTGCGGTCATAATGATTAGAAAATTGTTAAGCTGATGTCTAAGGTTAAGATACCTCATTTTATGCACACCACCCATCTTATGCGGTTCAAGTTCTGCAATAGCAAACACTGCTAAATTTATTGCAGTTACTAAAATGTACATATTCATTGTATCGTAATCGCTCAGTTCTTTTTTCTGCACTGTTTGGTTTATTGATAGTTTCATTTTTATTATTTTGAAAGATGAAATTTTAACATTTTCAATGCACTGCTTTCGATTTGTCTAACACGTTCACGTGATACTTGCAGCTTTTCCGAAACGTCATCTAAAGTATTGTTTACATCAGAAAAGAATCTCATCCTTATAATTGTTTGCATTCGCTCTGGAAGCTTCTTAATAGCTATTTCAATAATATCTTTTGTATCTTTCTTTGATACTAAGCTATCTGCAAAGATATCACCAGCTACTTCAATATAAGTTTCTCCATCACTATCTTGAGAATCAAAAGAAACTACTTTTTTCTTTTCTATGTGATTTTTCAGATACACTTTTGAAATGCCTATTCTTTCAGCTGTATCTTCAATACTTTCGTTTTCAAGCTGTGATTGTTCAAGCTTCCAGCTAAGTCTGTGAAGTATGTCAGGCACTCTTATCAAATCTCTTTTAGATTCGATGTATCTGATAATCTCAGATCTTATCTTTGCAACTGCAAAAGAAGTAAAGCGAAAACCAAAGGAAGAATCAAAACATCTTGCTGCTTTTATCAATCCTATTCTTCCTTCCTGTATAAGATCTAAAAGTTCGGCACCTTGATGCTGATATTTTTTAGCAACCGATATAACAAAAAGAAGATTGTGATTTATCAGCTGCTCTTCAGTTGCTGTTTGCTCAGCTTCTTTATTCAATACCGGATATTTGTTAGCCAAAGAAAATAGTTGTGCAAGTCCACGTGAATGCTCAACCAATCTTTTTTCTTTTAGATTTATTCTTTTCATGTTATTCATAGCGTTCTAAATTTGTTTAAATACTTCAATGTTGTTTCTTTCAATTCGCCATCAGGACCACCTGCCCATTTTCGGGCAAGTTCTTCATAGGTTGGATAGCTGCCATGTTTCTGATAATGAGTATGGCAGAAGATGCCCATCATTGACCAAAAAACAGCGGTACTAAATTCTTTGTTATTCATGTCTTCATGAGTGAAGCCAAGCAAAGTTTTAAGGCCTGTACCAGTAACACAAACATCATAGATACCAAAACGGCCACGGCCTTGACCATTTTCAGCAACTGTGCTATCATTGCATGCTGTTTCTATCTGTGCTATCTTCCTCATGAAATTAGAATCACAAGTATCACGGTAAACAATAACCGTATTGGTATGGATATGGTCCACGTGTTTAGGCTTTAAGCAAAGAAGCCCTACAAGAACAGCAAATGCAGCTATTTGAATTGATGTTTTAATTTTCATAATCTTCCCTATTAAGTTTTTCAAGTATAGCAGCACAAACGAACTTGCTATATTTTATTCCTGCAGATTTGCAATAACGTTTAAGCCTTTCCCAAAGTGCTGGCGATCCGCTAAACTTTTCATAGGTGTTAGCATCTTCAAAGCTATTGGTTTCGTTTAATTCAAATCTTTTATTTTTCATGGTTCTGCAGTTTTTCTTTTATCGCTTCAAAAATGAAATGGCCTTTTTTTATTTGGTATGTCTGGCAATGTCTTTCCATTGCTTCCCAAATGTCAATTGGTCCGTTGATGGTTTTAATAACTTGTCTTGGTTTGATAGTTGCTTCCAAATAATTGGCGTATCTTTTTAAGGATTCGGTGTAAGCAACATCACTCATGAAGTGCGATCTTTCGGGTTTTCTCATTGTTTATATATTTAAAATGTTTTACAATAATGTAAAGGTATTTAAAACATCATTACATAAAAACTATTTACAATAATATTTGCAAGTAAATGCAAAAAAATGTATTTTTGAAATAAATAAACTAACAATATCATGTACGATTGGGTAAAATTAAAAGAAATGGCGTTGGAAGCCATACCAAAACACAATCTTATCTTTATCAATGAGGTTTGTTGCTATTTGCCTTGCACGATGTCAACATTTTATTTAAACAAAATGAATGAAGATGTTGATATTATTGAAGCTTTAGCAAACAACAGGGTAAAAATAAAAATAAAGATTCGCAAACGCTGGGAAGATTCTGAAAACGTGACAGCAGAAATAATGCTTTACAAGCTTACTGCCGATGAAGAAGAACTTAGAAGGTTAAGCGTTACTAAATCTGAAGTAACCGGTACAGAAGGCAAGCCACTTGATATAAACATCCAGGTACTTGGTAACGATTTGCCAATTTTAGACGAGATTGAATAATGAAAACTAATCCTGTATTCTATTGGAATTATGAAACAGATGCCGATGTGGTTATAAATCAAGGCGGCACAAGCAGTTCAAAAACTTTCAGCATCTT